TTTTTAAAATCAAATATTAGTAAATTAACAAGTTTATCAGTTGAAGAAAAACAAAAATTACTTAATGCTGCAGATGGTCAAATATTAGAAAATAATAAACAGCTATTTACTTTTGCTTTAAATTTAAATGAAGATAGCACAGCATCTCAACTTGTAAATGATTATCAAGAAATTGTTGATGGTACATTTGATGGTAATGTAGATTTAATTAAACAATGGGATAAATTACCTAAAGCCGACAAAGCTGCAATCATTGAATTTGCTAGAACTAAAAGAAGAACAAATACTTCAGAATTGAACAATAGACAAACAGCATTTTTAAATGAAAATAAACAAAAAGCTGTAAATGATTATAGTAAATTATTTAATAATTCAGATTTTTTAGAAACTATTGATTTGTTAAAAATAAATGAAGTATTTGGCGATCCTACTAATGCTTATGAGTTAGATGCTAAAAATCAAATAATTGATTTGTCTACAAAAGTTGGACAAGAAGAATTTAATAATGTTAATGAATATTATAAAAATTTTAAAATACAAAAAAAAATATTATCTGGAGAAGTAAAAGATCATATAACTAAATTTACACTACCCGGTGAAACAGAAGCTAAAAGTATTACAGAAAGAGTTGGAGATGGAGTATCAAAAGCAGAATTTGGATTTTATTTAAATTACTTATTACCTAACACAAATAATGCAGATTTTATGACTAATAATAATAAGTTATTTAAAGTAATAGAAAAATTGCAACCATCTATTGAGGGAGAAAGTTCATTAAAATATATTGATACAACAACAGATAATAGATTAAACAATTTTCAATCTCAAATGATATTAAGATTTAATAATGGTTTACAAAAAGGAATAAATGCAGACGAATTATTAGATAAGACTAGCAAAAATTATATAGGTAAAGGTTTAATACAACTTTATAAATCAGACAAAGATGCTATTACACAAATTATTGCAGAAAAATCTGCTGAAATATCTGGTGATAAAATTGAAATACCACCTTACAATGAAGAAAAATATGGATCAGTTGAAAATTATTTAAATTCAAAAGAATATTTAGATTATAAATTTCCGGGTAGAGTAAAATTAAGAGAGGATTTACAAGATACTAGCGACATTACTCAAGAAGAATTTGATGCTTTAGGTGGTGAAGAAGAACTAAAATTTTTAGAAGAAGGTATAACTTATAAAGATAGTTATTATGAATATGATGAACAAGGTAATCCACCTAAAAGATTTTTAGAAAGACTACAAAAAGATAGAGAAAACAATAAAGTAAAAGCAAGTAAAATTAGTTTAGCTCCTTATAAAAAATTTGAAAAATTAATAATAGATGAAGAAGGATTATTATTAAAAGCCAAAAAACTTTTTAATGAAGATAACTTTACTATAGGTTATGGTAGAAATAGATCATCTATTAAAGAAGGTGATACAATAACAAAAGAAGAAGCATTAAAAGATTTAAAAGAAGATATAACTATAAGATTAGATGAAATACAAAATAGAATACCTTTGTTTAATCAATTTTCAGAAAATTTACAACTTGCATTGTTTTATGAATATTACAGAGGTTCAGTTGGACAATCTCCTAATACAATAAAATTAATAAATGAAGGAAAATTTGAAGAAGCTGCAGAAGAATTTTTAAGAAATGACGAATATATAAATGCTGAAAAATTAGGAAAAAGAGGAATAAGAGAATCTATGAAAAAAGTTTCTAATTTACTTAAACAAGAAAAAGCTGGATTTATTTAAAATGACAACTATATCAGAGCAGATTAAAGACTTAACTGCAGCTGGAGCTTCTTCTACAGAAATAAATACTTGGAGCAAAGTAAAAGTAGAAGATATGATTGGTGCGGGTATATCTGCAGAAAAAATTACAGAAGCATTTGGAGTTGTACCTTTTGACAGAAAAAATGAAAAAAATTATTGGAAGTCTATATCTTCAGAAGTAGAAAAAGAAGTAAAAAATTTTCAAGACATTGATTTTTCTAAAATGGAAAGTATTGAAGATATACCTCAAGAAGTAAATGCAGCAGGTGCAATAGAAAAATTTTTATTAGGTAGTGATGAGAGGTATCAATTTTTACCTTATGTAAAAAAAGCACTAGGATCATCTGGTGTTAATAAGATGATTAAATATCATTCAACAGGTGAGTTTGGTTTTGAAGTAGATGTTCCAGAACCAGAAGGTACAGGATTTTTAGAAAAATTAACAGAAGGTGCTGTAGGTTTAGTTGCCGAACTACCAACATTTATTCCGGGTGCAATAGCTGGAGGTTTTACATTTGGACCGGGAGGTGCAGTGGTTGGTGGTGGATTTACTGCAGGTGCTATTCAAGGAATGTACACAGAAGCATTGGCAAAAGGTCAAGTTAAAAATTATGCAGAATGGTGGGATATATTTATGGAAGAAGGTTTAAGTGAGGGAGCTAAAACTGCTGCAAAATTATATGCTGCTTACAAACTACCTTCAGCTTTAGGAGT